CAAAATCAATTTGCTCAGCCAGTAAACGAAGATGATAGCCGTCAAAATCAAACTCCACATAGAAGTCGTTCGTCGGTTTGAAGGATTTGCGATGCTGTGTCGTTTTAGGAATAGCAGCGTAATTAACACTATTAAAAGAATTAGTGGGTCTAGATGTAGCATTGTATAAATTGTAAGATGTTAATACTTTATTATCTACTGTGTTATATTTTATATCTCTAGGGTTGAAAAGCTCTTTATAGGCATCGTAGTATATACCTAAACCAGTCTGCTCTATCAAATAAAATACGTTAGTAGCTGTCTGATTGTAAAAATCAAAACCAAAAGGTAGTTCATACTCTATAACTTCATGTATAGAATCGTATAACTTTTCGCAAGATTCGTATAGCTTTGCTAAAGGTATAATTTTATTTATGTCTTTAAACTCTCTATACTTGTTATAGAAATGATTTATAGTAGAATTATCTTTAGAATACTCCAGTCGATCGTATTTAGTCATAGAGTATACCAGTGATAAATCTATGGCTCCCTGTAAATTAAAGTGATACAGAAGGTTCTTCTTATCTAATGTATACAGTTTACTTGCTTTTAAAAGAAGCTCGTAGACACGATCTTTATCTACGTTAAGTCCTTCATCATGATCTATAGGAATAATATATCCGTGTTTGCTATTAAGCATTCTAATATAAACAGCTATAGTAGAAGATAGTCCTGGATGATAGTAATCGTTATTAGATATAACATCTACATAACATCCTAGCTTGACTAATTTAGATAAGTTATCTAGCTTTTCTTCTTGCTCTACTATATAAAACACTTATAAAACCTTTTGTATAATATAGTAAAAATATTTTAAACTACAAACTATGAAGGTGAAGGAAGGTCAAAAGTAGTATTAGATTCGGCCGGAGGTGTAGTTTTATCACCTGAGATATTAGATTCAGGTACAAATTGACTATAACTTTCAATATATTGATCTAAACCTTCAAAAGTTTTGCTTACTTCTTCTATAGTTCTTTTATTTTTAGTTTCAGCTCCTTCAAACTTTACACCGTTAAAAAATACATCTTTAGCCGGAGGAGTTAGTATCCAGTCCACAGCTACAACCTCGCTATAAAGAGTAGGACTAAAATTTTGAAATCTTTGTTTAGTTATTTCAACTATATTTTTATTTGCTTTATCTCTCAAAAAATACCTTTTAAAACTTCCGTTAGCAAGTTCTTTACCTGTAGGAGGAGTAAATTCTGGTTTAAAGTTATTAGGGTTATTATAAGGACTATTACTTTCAAAAGTATCTTTAGCCTGTAATGGTTGACTGTTAGAGGTTGGTTTATCACCAGAGAAAAATTCTCCTTTGAAAGTTTGAAAAAACTCTCCTAGAAATTCATTACCTTTTGCATCAACTACGTCGGCAATTTCTCCTTTGTTAGGTTTTCTTATTTTTATTTTTGGCAACCACATATTATTTTAGTATATTAAAAATTTTTTCACTTTTTAAAATTGCTGGGGAAGCAGTATTACTAAAAGCTTTAATATAACCCGGCCAATTTACTGCGGGCCTTCCATCAGGAGCTATTATAGAATAGTCTAAATCTGAGGTTGTTTTGTTTTCTTTTGATTGAAAAAATACTTCTTGTTGAAAAACTTCTCCTAATTGTTTATAATTTATACCGGAATAATCAAAATGAACTGCGTCTTCATTTCCGTTAAAGTACCCGCCCCATCTTATACCGTACTGAGATGCAACTTCTGCTATCTGACTAACCTCCCAAAGGTAAAGGTCGCCTCTTTTTCTTAACCTAGTACCACTGGGTAAAACTAAGTTCATATCTAAAGCTGCTGCATAGTTATGAGCTGAAGAACCAGGTTCGGCATTACCTGTAGAGTAATATGTTTCATCATCATCATATTTAAGTTCAAAAGATCTTTCTAAAGATCTAAAGGTAGCATTTATTTCAACTTTATATTGTTGGTACTCTCTAAATAGGTGATCAAAAAATCCTCGGAAAGCTTCTTGTATTCTACTATCACTATTTAACCTACCTAATAAAGTTTCTAAAGAGATTTCTCTACCAAAGGTTTCTGGGAATGCGGGTTGATCTTTTACAGTTTCTTGATCTATAATCTTAAACGGAATATCAGGATTACCTACTTCTCTATTTTCAGAAATAGCAGACTCTAATGCTCCGGAGCTTAATAAACTATCTTCATCTGATAAAACTCCTTCACTTCTTTTACCTACGATTATAGTCTGTGCTTTTATATCAGTATTCCATTTATTATTCTGGACTACATGGGAAATACCGGTTATAAGAAAACCTACGACACCATTGTACTTTTCTGGAAGTATTCCTTCATTTAAAGTAAAAGCTTGTCCTATTTTTACTCCTCCTATACCGTCTAAAGTTATATCTAAATCGAAAGGAATAATACCGGCGGGTCCTGCTGGTGCAGTTCTGTTAGTTTCCTCTCGAACTAAATACTGCATAACTTCTTTATGAACGTTTTTCAAGCCGTCTATAGTATCTACATTATAGTTTTTAGATCTATTAAATTCCTGGATACCTCTTGAAAGCTGTGTAGCGCTATTAAGTACTCTGTTTTTTTTGATTTCTAACGTTTCTTTACTTATAACGTTTCTTTCTTTTACTATTCTATCTTCTAAACCTTGATTCCACCTAAACATATTCTCAACATCTTGTCCTACATCGGTACTAGAAGCTTGAGCAGATATAGCTATCATAGAAGCTATGTTAGGTGAAAGCTTACTAGATAGAGAAATATTAGTAACAGTAGATTTTAAACCAGTTATATTAAGTAAAGAATTTGCTAAATTATTTTTGTTAGGTGTTAATCTTCTATCGACTAAGTAATACAAAAATTCTTCTTCTTCATAATGTAGTCCAAACTGATTTATTTCTCCTAAAGTTGAAGATAAACCGCTAATTAAGGTTTCCACAAAATTTAAAACTGTTCTTTGAGAAGCTGACTGATTATTAACCGTGTCGAGTATTCTTAATACATAACTAATTTCAAGATAGATATTTAAAATACTTGTATCACCTCTTTCACCTCTTGTATATACGTACTGCTGTTCTTCATCGTCTTTAGGTCCTAATTTATATTTAAGTATACTATTTTTAAATTGATTCTTTTTAGGTAAAAAAGCAATTTTAGGATCTAAAGCAATATGTTCTGAGAAAGTTAAAAATAAGCTTTTATCTTCTTCTAAACTAAATTTGAAGAGTTTATTACCTTGTTGGTCTTCTAATAAAAAAGCCACATTAATTAAAGCTAGTAAATCACCTATCCTTATGTGCCTTAATTTTTTTGATTGCTTACTATCTGAATCTTCTGAGATATTTTCTACTCCTGAAAGATCTGTTCTTAAAACGTAAAATGAAGTTAATCTGGCTTCTTTTTTATATCTTTCATATAAAACCGGAGCTTTTTCTTCTAAGTTACCAATGATCTGTTCTTCGTTAGGAGTAGATTGAATAACTTCTAAAAAATTAGTAATAGCTGTCTTAAGAATCTGAGGTTGTTTATCTACTCCGATTTTTTCGTTTACTTTTTCACCACTTTGAGCAGGACTTAAAGCAACTTGAACTGATTCAATTAGTTCACCGGCAGATATAATTGTTAACTTACAATCATATCCTCCATCAGTTCTATAAGACCATAAAAAGTTTTTTACGTATCCAAAGACAGCATCGTAGTTTTGATTGCTTTCTTTTTTATATTTTTTTATTTCTTCTATTACTTTCTCTTTAGACTTACCGTCAGTAAAGTAATTTTCAACTGTGCTTGGAGGCATTGTTTCGACTCTACCTGAGTTAGTTAAATACATAGAATGTCCCCATTCTAGTAGTACAGTAAAGCCTGGTCTTAAATATAACTGCTCTAAATCTGTTAATTGTTCTACTGACCAAGCTTGAAAATCTACTGTTGCTTCTCTTAACGTACCGAATCTATTCTTAGAGTCTATGCTAAAGTTTGTAATACCGGGCATTGGTCTAACGCCCATACTTTCGTATTTGTTATACGCTGTGTTAGAACTTACTCCGTTAAAGTTAATACCGCTTTTAGGAATAGTAGCGTTTTCTTTAAATGAACCGCCAAACAGTATATTGTTTTTTGCAAGTGTAGCGCTACCGTCGCTGTTAACTGAAGAAGATAGTTTTACCCATCCGGTTTTAGAATTTAGATAAAGTAACTGTGTATTACTTCTACCGGTTCGGGTAGTATATAGTTGTTCACGCTTTTCAAGCTGTTTTAATACATCCGGGTCTAAAGGACCTCCGATTATTGAACTTGCATTGTAACCTATAGCCATTATCTATTTGCATTTGTAGTATTGAATAGTTGAATTACAGCTTGCTTGTCAGCTGGTATTCGTAACTGAACTCCTGGTTTAACAACTAAAGAAGCTCTTTCTGAATTATTAGCAGAAGCTATTATCCACCATAGAGAAGAATCACTATAAAACTGTAATGCTAAAGTATCATATCGGTCTCCTCCGGTAGTCTTAATATAGATATCGTCTTCAGATACAGGAATTTTAGGGTAAATAGGGTTCTTTATATACCTTTTACCTTCTAAACTTGTAGTTCTTTCTATGGTTTTATATCTGTTCATCTATATCGAATGTTTCATTTTCCTGTTCAAATTCAATATCTCTGTTGATATTTTCTATAATACCATCTATTTGCTGTTGTGGTTGTAATCTATACTTATATTTATTTTCTGCTGCTACTATAGTACTAGAAGGTAAGGGTTCAGTCTTCTTAATAGTTTTATCACCGCCTTGACCTTCTTCTGCAAAAAATAGATTAGATTTTGGTTTACCACCAAATCCTGGATTAGTTATGTAGTGGTATAGTCCGGTTTGAGGAGTAAATCGATGTATAGGTCTAAAGTTTACTTGACAGTCTAGTACATGAGGTAATTCCTGCATATCATCATCTTGACCTAATCCTTCTGGTTTAGACATTGCTATCTCCCAAGGGTAATCTGTTTGCCATGTATAGTTAATCTGCTCAATAAAACCTGGCATGTTATAAACGTAGTCTCCAACGGTAAGATTAACTAAAGTACCTCTCATAAAATTAGCACTGTAAGTAGGGGCTGTAGACGAAGCTAAAAATACCATCTTTTGATATAGAGGTTGCATTTCATGTCTTGTAGCTGCTGCTATCTTAAACCCTAAGTTAATACTTCTATCGAACCCTCCATAAGTATAAAATGCTTCACCCCTACCTAAATAACTATTTTTAGACCAATCTGCATTATAACTATCGTCAAACGAATCCAAAAATGCTCTAAAATAAAGCATAGTATTTTTTTCAGGAGTAATTACTTCAAATCTAAATTTTATCAAATCCCGACCTTTACCTACTCCTATAGCTGGTCTATCGTGTACTTTTTTACCGTCTACTACACTTCCAACATCGTTAGAAAAATCTATAGGAGGTAGCATATTTATGCCATCTATATCTAATCCGTTTCCTATAGGTTGAGTATACCCAGTTATAGGTTTAGTTTTCTGTAGTCCTTGGTCACCTAAATTTATACGGCTTTCTCGTTTTACTGTTTTATCAGTGTAATCTAAACTATAACTATTGTTGCCGTCTTTTCTAAAATCATCTATAGAAATAGTAGGATTTTCACTACTAACTGTTGTTTCAGAGGTAAGATCTACGAGTTTAGTATCATCATTAGCAGTATAAAACGTGCTTTCATTTCTAAATCCTCTATAAAAATGTGTACCTGTACCGTTAACAGGAATCTGAGCAAGAGTAGAACCTACTATACTAGTAGCATTTACTACTGTATCTTCTAAAAGAGCAGCTCCTCCTCTTATAAGATTGCCAATTTTAGTACCGGGTACAGGAGTCTTATCTTTTTTATCCCTTCTTTCATTTCTTCGAGCTAGCTTACTATCAATACTTTTTTTAAGTCTATCCTGTATGCCGATTGAATTCAATAAAGTCTCATTTCCTAAATACTTCAACCCAGAAGGTGAAGCAAAGAATTTAGTCATACGCTCTAAATCATCGATTCTACGGCTAGCTTCTAAACCTAAACCTTGTCTGGAAGGAGTTTTATTAATATCCTTCGTTACAAGTGGTGTGTTAGCGCCGTACTTTAATGACTTGAGTTTTTTAACCCTACTGTCATCAAGAGACTCTATTAATGCCATTTATAAAAGATTAATTAGCTTTTAGCTTCTGCTGTTTTAATCGTATCAGTATAATTTACTTCAGGAGTTAATCCATTTAAATCATGTACTGAATGATTAGCTTTCATAGTTCTATTAGGATCTACTCCTTGTGCATGCAATTGAGAGGTATTTAAAGCTCCTTCTCTTGTTGCAGGTATTTCACCTTTCAAACTATGAATTGATGGATTATTTAAAAATTTTGTTTTAATTGCCATAATTGTTTGTTTTTATATAAATAGTTGTTAGTCAGATCTATACGCTCCAAGATTTAATGCCATACCGGCTTTATTACCATCTATAAATACATCACCACCTTCTTTTACTGCTGCTATTAATTCTTTGAGTAAAGTGTTAGTTTCTTCTCCAAATCTTGTACCGCCTGCCATTACCAAAGTATCTTTAGGGTTGGAGCGGATTGTAAAATCATTTACATTCATCTGATTATTAGATGGTAGTTTACTTTCTAATTCTCTTAATCTAACTCTTGCTTCCTCTATTCCTGCATTAGTGGCAAATGCTGTATCACTAGTTAACCCAAACGCACCTTTATTTAAAGTAGCTTTTTCAACTAAATCTTGATACTCTTGAGCACTAATCCCCATTTTTGCAAAATCAGTAGCAGTACGATTACTAGCTACTTCTAATTGCTTTTGTTTTTGAGTTGCAGAAACTGTATCTACTCCTAAAAAACTACCTGTTTTATTAGTAAGTTGAATTATAACATCGACTAATTGATTTAAGGCTCCTGAGTTTACTAAACCAGTAAATTGATCTTTAGCTTTTTCTAAAGCAGCTCCGTAACTTTCCTGTATGGTAAGAGTCTTTTTAATTTCTTCATAGGTTGCTCCTTCTAATGCTAGTTGCTCTACTGCGTTTTGCTGTCCTATTTTACCTCCTCTAGCTAAAAGTTCATTATACTGTTTAGTTTGCATGTTGAGCCGTTCTTGAGTTAGAAAAGCTTTATTAATTTCCGAAACTGAAAGTCCTGTTGATTTAGCAATAGACTGCATTATAATAGGACTCTTACGCTGTTCTTTAGTAAGACTTTGCATTTGCTTAAGAACTTCTTGGGTTGCTCCGGATACATCACCGGTCACTGCAAGAGTTCTAGCTCTCTCAAAGTTAAATTCTTTTCCTGTTAAAAGTTCGGCTTCTAATTCACTTCCTATAGAAGATTCAAAATCTAATAAACTTTTTGCTACTGATGTGGCTTGTTCTAAGTTAAGTCCAAATTTACGAACCTGCAAAACTCCTCTGGCCATACTTTCAGCACTAAAACCAAAGTACCCTGCTACTTCAGAGCTAGTTTTAGATATTTCATTCATTATAGAGCTGAAAGGTACTGCATATCCGTTGGATAGAGCGAATTCTGTGTTTAACCCTATAATATTCTTATGAACTTCGTCAGCACTTTTACCTGTCGCACTAAGCATTATATTGAAGCTAGCTGCTGCTTCTCCTGATAATCCTAAATTTTTTGTAAGAAATACTTGACTTTCTAAAAGTTCACCACTAAATTTAACACTTGCACCTAGAGTATTTAGTAAACTACCTTGAGCTTCAACTAAAGATTTTGAATTTACAAGTATATTATCACTAGAAGAAGCTATTTTAACAAAATCTTTTCTTATATTCTCAGCTGCATCTCTGCTTATATTTAACTGTTTAGCTATCGCTATAGTTCTTTCCTGTGCAGAAACAAATAGACTTACTACAAACTTTAAAACTTTTACTAATGCACCAAGTGCAACTAGTGCTATAGTTCCTTTTTCTAGATTTTTAAACGCTGAGCTAATTCCTTTACCCATAAGCTTAAAGCCTGTGGTTCCTTTAGCTGCTTCTTCACGCATTGATTTTAAACCTTCATCGGCGTTAAGTATACTCCCGAAAAATTTATTACCAGCAAGACGTTTGAAAATTTCTCCAGTAGCACCCATATTTTTATCTATAGCTTGGGTACGTTTTTTATCATTTTTTATCTGTTCTTCTTGTATATCTAAAGCTTCTTTACTAGCTTTAAGATCTTCTAAATTTATTTCAGCTCCTAATTTTCTTGCTAACATTACTTTTCTTGCAAGAGCTGAACGTTTAACTGCAAGGGCATCTAGTTGTTTTTGTACATCTTTAGTACCTAAAACCCCTTGTTTTATTTTTGCTTGATTAGATGCTACATCATCAGAAAATTTTGCTGAAGATTTAAAAGCTCTTGTTAAATCATTGCCGACTGTTTTTAATACTGTGGCATCTACTCCGTCAAAAGCTTCATTTACAGCGTTTCTTAAAGATTCACCTATCTTAGCAGAAACACTTAAAAGAGTATCCTGTATATAGATTGAAGTATCATCTATTGCTTTCTGACTTCTTTTGTCCATATTATCTGCCATAAACTTAGGTATATAATATAAATAGGAAAGACCCCTATTTAGGAGAGGTCTTTGTTGAGTAGCTAGGTCCTACACCCGGCCTTAGTATTTGAGGTTGTTGTGATTTTTTAGCATTTTGCCATTCTTTTTGTTGTTCGGATTGTTTATCGTAATATTCCTTTAATTTCTGAAAGGTAAATCTACGAATCCATATAGGCATATTATATACTTCAGACCAAGTATAACCGCCTTGTCCATTAAATACTATTTCGTGAATTTGTGAATATACTTGAAGTTTATACTTAGGCGTCAGGCCAAAAAAAGTTAATTGTTATCGGCAGATCGACGTCCTCCTGGCCGCCATCTTCAGTATCAATAGAGATATTCATATCAAGATCTGGAGATATTTGATTGTAGTATTCACGTAATGCTCTTGCATCTTTAGCAAGTAGGTATTTGTCTACAAATTCTCTAATATCTTTCTTTTCAGTAATGCCGTTTACTGATGTAAGTGTGTATTTAAGACGAGTTGTAACTTCCGCTACATTATCTTTATTAATTTTTCTTAAACCTTCGATCTCTCTATCTATATTTTTTTCATCACCATGAGTTAGCAACCTAAAGGTAACTGTGTTATCTGTATGTGGTAATTTAAAAGCAAATTCATTTTTCTTACCTTCAAGTAAAGTATAGTCAATATCTTTATTCTCTAAAGTAGATAAGTCAACTGTGTGCTCTTCTCCGGTATATGTAATATTGTAATCTTTTCCGTATGACAAAATACGTGCTGCTATCATTATAGCATTTTTATCTCCTATAAGTAGATCGTTGTAGTTAAATCCTTCAGTAACTATTAAGGACTGCAGTAGTTTATCTAATACAACTCCTTTACGTATAAAGTTCTGATTGGTTAAAATGTCCTCTTCCTTGGCAGTCATGTACTTCATTTCAATAGTACCTTTGGAAAGAGGACTGTCTTCAGGGTAAAGAAGACCTTTTGATGGTAGTTCCACAACCTCAGTTGGTAACGAAAATTTGGATTCCATAAATTTTATTTAGTTATAACTTGTTATAATAATAAATATATGAAAAAATTATTTTTCGACCAACAAAAAACCCGGAAAAGTCCGGGTTAATTGAAATTGAGGGTAGGGGTAAAAAATATTTTAAAAATTCAATACGCAATAATCCATTGCAACAGTAAGTGAAAGGTCTACTACTTCGTCTGTAGCCCAGTCAAACTGACCAAAGTCACCATTTACAATAAATGCTCCTTTGATAACCCATTCAGATACTACATCACCTACAGGTCCTAAGACTTGTAACTTAAGATCTTTTTTGTAGAAGTCTGAATATCCAGCACGTCCTGTTACTGATTCATAAGATAAACGAGCCCATTCCATTACTGCTTGTGCTCCAGATGGAGTAATCGGATCATAAAGCACCATATCCATATCTTGCCATTCTCTCTTCCCACGAATCTTTCTATAAGAGTTAATGTGGTCAAGTTTGATAGAGTTATCCTGGAAGGTAGGTGCTTTTACGTTCTTCACCATAAAGCCCTGGATGCCTGTATCGGCCATGCTGATTATAAATCTATTTTGAACCTTGGGCTCGAAGGCTCTGAACATGATTTCGCTTGAATCTAATACTGCCATGTTATTTGTTTATTATAAATATCTTATTATTAAATTATGCATTAAAAGTTGCTCCTGTTGGCTCTACTGTAAAGTCTAATACGATGAATTCTGCAGTTTTAGCTGGCTGAATAAATACTTGACCTACTAGCTGATTTCTATCAATAACATCTGATGTGTTATTAGTATCGTCCATTACTACTCGGAAAGAGTAAAGACCTTGTTGCTGTACAACTGACTCTAAGTATGGATTAACGATTGATAAGAATCTGTTACGAGTTGCGATTGTATTTTGTTCGAATACTAAGTTACGAGCTTGATCTCCAAAGAACTTCTTAAGTTCGATTAATAGTCTACGAACGTTAATACGATCTAGTGCAGAAGACTTTTTCTGCAATGTTTTCTGACCGAATGCTGCAATACCTTGACCTGGGAATGTAGCAATTGGATTTACATTTCCATCATATAAAGTATCACGATCGGCTTTAGTTAGTTTTCTTTCTGCTTGGATTACGTTAGGAATACCTCCTCTTACTAGTCCTGCTGGTGCAAACCATGGAGCTGAAGCACCATCTGTGAATGCATATACACCTGGAATAACTACTGAAGGTGGTACGAAAGTATTTTTACCTGTAGCTGATCCTACTTGTACCCATGGCCAGTAAGCAGCTGCATACGAGCTATTGATCTCACCTGCTTCTGATACTGCATTTGCAAGTGTATCACCGTAACCTACTGGATCTACTACTGCGATAGCATCCCCACGAGTTTCTGCTAATGAAACTACTTTAGATACAGTAGAGCTATTATTTTGCTGAGTAAGACCCGGTACTGTGATAATATTGAATGCATACTCATCTTTATTTTCTAGAAGAGTAATAGCATCTGTATAATCACCATCGACTAATCCTTGAGCATCTGTAGCTGCATCTGTAATGCTTCCAAAGTATGCTGCTCCTGCTTGAACATTGCTTCCTACTGCTCCGTGGAATGAACCAGATTGTGCGATTGGAAGTGAAGCAGAATAAGAAACACCACTCGAATCTGTTCCTACTGAAAGTCCATCTGTGCCTAAATAGTTAAGGGTAGGAGTATTTACTGCCGATACTCTAATATAATTTGATTTGTTTACGTAAGATCCTGCTGTTTGTAAATATACAACTCCTGAAGAATCAGTAGCTTTAGTAAGTACTTGATCTCCAATTACGCTTGCAATATAGCTATCAGAGTTAGGATCTAAAGATAGGTTATTAAATGTTTCTAAAACTATCTTGCTTTTTAGGTTATCATCTCCTCTACGGACAGAAAGTGAGAAGGTTCCTTTAGCTTGATTTACATTAGAGATTTGATATCTTAGATTATCTACTGAACCAGATACTAATGAGCTGTCACTGTTTTGTGAGCCAGCATCAGATACACCTGTTGAAGTATTAAACAATTCTCCTTTACCTAATGTTTCGATAGCAAATGGATTACTTGTTTGAGTAGTAGAATTTGTTCCTCCTGCTAGGGTAATTAAATTAGCGACAGATGCTGTATCGAATGTACCTGTGGAAGAACCGGTTTGAAAAGTAATTCCGTTTAAACTAGTTCCGGCAGAAGAACCAGTTAATTGAAGTTCTGCTCCATTTGAGGAAGCTGATACAATGCTCTGTAGAGCAGTTGCTCCGTTAATCTCTAATACTAAGTTTGCTGCTGTTCCTGCAGCATCAGAACCTGTGCTAAAAAAGTACACATTCCCATCAGTATCATCTAAAGGAATAGGATTCCCTGAGCCAATAAATCTGTAGTCAGTACCGCTGTAATTAATTCTTGCTTCTTGTCCGTCTACGAAAGCAGCGGCTAATGTACCTGAACCTACTGCTGTTGCGTTTCCTGTGGATACGGTAGTATTAGAAATTGTTGAGTTAGAAGCAGCTGTCCAGTTTGAAGAACCAGATACAACACGGGTAATCAATGCTGTATTTCCTCCTTGTTGGAAATAAGATTTAACTGCTAAAGACGTTAGGTATTCCTGCTTAGTGGAACCTGATTCAAAAGTTTCTCCGAATTTTCTTACATACTCACCGTATGAAGTAATTACGGTAGGAATCTCAACCGGTCCTTTTACTGTTGGACCAACAAATGCTGCACCGGCTTCAGCGGCTGCAGGTTGAATAAAAGAGATGTCATTTTCTCTTGTAAAGACTCCTGGAGAGATAATAGTTTCTGCCATGTTATAAAAGGTTTATATTCTGTCTTATATAAATATCAATTCTTTTTCTAAAACCTTTTCGGTCTAAAAATAGTTTACCGACACATATAAATAGGAAAGGAGGCTCGAAAACCTCCTCACTTATAACACTAAAAACTACTATTTACTTCTTTAAAGTTTTTTTGGTAGGTTTAGTTTCTTTAACCGGCTCTTCTTTTTCTAATTTAGGTAAAGATACATCAGGTGCTCCGGTTGGAATAGGATCCTCAGAGATAAATTCTCCTGTTTCCATATTTATGTTTCCTCTACCGTATTTATCTTCTAACGCTTTAGCTGTATCAGCTTCTGCTTTACGGAGATTTTCTAGAAACGTTTCAGCATTTTCTCTACGTTTATCTAAGTCGAGTTCTGCTAAAGCAATCTGTCCGAATTCTCGAACGATAGCTTGGTTGTTGCTTTGAATTTGCTGCAATGATTGCAACTCTTCATCTGCTAATTTAATAACGGCCATATTTAAAATTTAATCGATTTATTATAATATA